TGGATTGCGGTGGTGGAAATGTTGTTTATGCTGATTTAATGGGTGGTTATGGTTCTGAAAGAGATAATATTCTCTATGTCCATGGTCAAAAAGAAAATGATAAAGGTAAAATAATTGATGATTTTGGTAATCAATATACAATTGCATGGGAAGATAGGTTTGACGATGATATTCTTAAAACAATTGGAGATCAATGTTTTATTACTATCGGACTTGAAAAAGACGATAAAGAAAAAACATTTCCTAAAAAGTTTTTGTCTGCCTATGATGCTATTGAATATGTTCAAGAACATCTCAAAGAAGGAATGGTTGTTAATGTTAAAGGTGGATTTGTATTCAAAATATATAATGACTCAACTACAGTAACAAAAGAAATAAAGAGTATATTTTTATCTAAAGTAGATGATGTGTCTAAATACAAAGCAACATTTACACAATCAATTCTTCTTGATAAAGACAGTGTTGGAAAACTAGATAAAGAAAAAGCTATTTACCCTATTTACGCAAGAGTTATTGACTATACAAAAGAATACAATGGTAAAGTAGTTAAACAAAATATAACCTTTAAGAAAACATTTGAACTCGAAGTAGATAAGATTAAACCTGAAAATACTAAAAAATTTATTGATAAAGTATTAAAGGTAAAAAAAGATATTACAGAAGTTGTTATTGACGGTGATATTGTAGAAGGACAGTCTTTAGTTAATATTACAGAAGCAGATATCCCCGAAGATATTATGGATCTTATTGAAATGGGAGCTTATACTATGGAAGAGGCAATAAATAAACTTGCCGTTGGTGGTAGTAAAGAAAAGAAAATGGTAATTAGAAAACCAGCTATTAAAATGGTTGGCGAGGAAGATAATAAAAAACCTGTAATTCTTAAAACAGAGGGTCAATATAAAGAAGAAGATTTCTTTTTTGACTTTATGATTGAAGATAAAGAAGAGGAGGAAGAAGATTTAGAAACTACTGATACAGAAGATTCTGATGAAAATGAAGATGCTACAGAAGATACATCTTGGATGGATGCACTAGACGAAGAATAATAATTATTCTTTGATAGTTAGGGGTAAGGATCTATTCTTACCCCTAGATAATAAAAATAGTATAATAAATTAATCGAAAGAAGGAATTTTAGTTGGCAGAAAGAAAATATGGTAAAAAGAATGTAATCAAAGTAGATCCATTGGCTTATAACTTGGGATTAATTGGAGAAAGTGGAATTGGCAAAACAACTCTAGCAAAAGAAGTATGTGAGCAACTTGTAGGCGAAGACGGATACATGATTTTTAATATTGGTAAAGAAGATGGTATTGATGCCATTGCTGGAGCTATATATGAAGATATCCCTGACTGGGATGCTTTTGAAGAAGTAACTGATGATATATTAGAGAATAAACTTACAGATTATAAAGATTTAAAAGTTATTATCTATGATACATTAGACGAATTGTTTGAAATTGCCGAACCAGAAGTAATTAGATTACATAATAAAGAAAATCCAGAAAAACCAACTCAATCTATTAAAGCAACTTTCGGTGGATATATGGCCGGAGAAGACAAGGCCGCTGAAATTATCTTAACTAGAATGTGGGAGCTTAAGAAAATAGGAATTAGTATGTTTATTATTGGTCATACAAAAAAGAGAACTATGACAGATGTGGCAACTGGTCTTGAATATGATATGTTAACTACTAATATGTCTCATAGATATTTTAGTGCGTTAAAGACAAAATTACATGTACTGGGTGTAGCATCTATCGATAGAGAAATTACACAAACAAAAACAGGAAGAAAAGTAGGAAAAGGTAAAGATAGAAAAGACGAAATAAAAGGATCTATTGAAAATGAAACAAGAAAGATTACTTTTAGAGATGATAATTTTAATATTGATTCTAAGTCAAGATTTTCTGAAATTACGGACTCAATACTTTTTAGTCCAGAAGAATTTATAAAAGCAGTTGAGGAAGCAATTAAAATTGAACATGATAAGCAAGCAGGAATAAAATCTATTGAAGATACTAAGATAGAACAAGCAGTAGAAAAAGAAAAAATTGATGAAATCAACGCAATTGACAAAAAAGCAGAATTCGAAACAAAAGAAGTAGAACAACTTGTAGCAATGATCACTGGTTTTGTAAAAACAAATAAAACAAATCCAGAAAAATTAAAACCGCTACTTTTAAAAAGTAAAGAGTTAGGATATGTAAATCCTACAAAAGTTGATAACTTAGAACATGCAAATATTTTGTTCGATTTAATAGACGGAAAATAAATATAAATAATGGGAGGGAATTAATTTTTCCTCCCTGTACGTTTAAAGGAGATAAAATATTTATGACAAAAAGAAGCAAGGAAGAAATAGAAAAAGAGAAACTGGAAAATTTAGAAAAGAAAAGATTAAAACAAATTAAACAAGAAGAATTAAAAAAAGAACAAAATATAAAATCAAAAATATATAAGGAATGGTGCGAACTTTACGAATATGTAAAAAAAGATATTTTAGAATACGAACCAGATTTAAAATTGCCTAACTATGTATTACTAAGACTTAAGGGATTATCTAAAGGTCAATTTCTTGCAAATAAAAAAATAACTCCTATGGCAAGTTATGATTTTAAAACGATTCTGTATACATTTAAACTATGCAAACAAGACATATTAATTGGATTTAGAACTAATAATACTAAATTTACTGGCGAACAACATAAATTCAATTATGCAATGGTTATTATCGAAAGCAACATTAATGACATGGTTATTAGATTGAAAAATGTAGAAACCGCAAAAAGTAAAGCAGAAAATATAGAAACAGATAATATATTTCACGAAGGAGCAGAATACAAGACAAAAACAAAAATTATAAACAATACATTAAAAGATTTATGGTAAAGAGGTGATATCTATTACACAAGCCGTTAAAAGTAAAAGTGCAACAAATAAATTAACTCCATTCGAAGAAGAAATGTTGGCAACAGGTAAAAAGATTAGAGAATATAAAAAGGCTTGCGAGGCAAATATCGTCTCAATATTGTGGAAACAACCTGATTTATATTATACATATGATAAACTAAAATTATCTAATTTTACAGAAAACTGTTGGAAGGTCTATTGGCAGATAGGTTATGATATAGTTATAAAAGAGAAAAAATTAGTCCTTGACGATATTACCGTAGGATTATATCTTGAAAAACATTTAAAACTAAAGGAGCAATATGAAAAATATAAAGGTTATGAAACAATTGAAAACGCAAAAACATATGTAAAAATTGATAATCTTAGTGGATATATTAATGAACTTTACAAATGGAATGCTGTATTAGGTTTATTGAAAAAGAAACCAATATCAGAAAGAATTAAAGATTTTGTAGATATGACATCTGAACAAATATATGACGAAGAAGAGGCAATATTGAATCATATTTTTATTAATGTTGAAGGAGAAGATATTACTCATGATATTTCTGATGGGCTAGATGAATTGATTGAAGAATTAGATCAAGGCGCAGCAGTAGGTTTACCATTATACAATTCACCTATGTTAAACAAGGAAGTCGGAGGTAATCTTGAAGGTAATATTACTTTGGTTGGTGGTCTGAGTGGTGTGGGAAAGACAGCGTTAAGTAGAATTTTAATTCTTCCAGGAATTTTGGAACATAAAGAGAAAATAGTCATAATGATAAACGAAGAAGGGAAGAAGAAATGGCAACGTGAATTTCTTGTTTGGGTGGCTAATAATGTTTTTAAGGAAGATTTACAAAAATATATTGTACGTGATGGTAAATATAAACCAGAGGTAAAAGAATTACTAAAAAAGTGTTCAGAATGGGTTAAGCAATATAAAAATACAATAATACTAAAACCATTTACACAATATACTACAGCTAAAGCAATCAAAACAATAAAAAAATACTCTAGTATGGGTGTAAAATATTTCATGCTTGATACATACAAAGCAGATTCAAAAGCATCAAGCAGTGAAGCTTTTTGGTTTAGTATGCAACAGAACATGGTTGAAATTAATGATGTTATTAAACCAGAATCAAAAAATGTACATATTTGGATTACATTCCAATTAAGTAAAGGTAGTTCAAAACAAAGATATTATGATCAAGATAATATTGGTATGGCAAAAAATATTGTAGATGTCGCGTCAACTTGTTTAATGGTTAGAAAAGTTCTTGATGATGAAATAGAAGGTGGAAAACGCGAATTAAATGTTTATAGAAAAGAAAAAAGACAAGGTAATATTGAATCTCAAATTCCTGTAAAACTAAAAAAAGGTAAGAATTATCAAATAATAT